AGCCGCGCCACCGGTTCCGCTCGTGGCTCCACCGCCACCACCGATAACGCTCGACGCGCCACCGATACCAGTTGCCCCGGCCAATCCACCAACCTGAGTAACCGCGCCACCAGCCAGACCGGTTGTTGTGGATGCGCCACCAGTTACGGAAACAGCGCCACCCTGGGCAGCGGCCAATCCTGCAATAGGAAGCGTCGATGCAGTACCGGTGATGCTCGTTGCTGTGGACACACCACCCGCAACGGACTCAGCCGAACGCAACGCGATGCGGACATACGAGTCCGCCGCAGCGGTCAACGTCTGGGCAAATCCCATAAACGTATTCCCGCTTGCTATGGCAGTAGCAGCGCCAGCGAGGGCGACGCCACTAACAGAGCTTCCGTTTTCATCCCAGTAAACGGCGTCACCGGCTACGATGATTTCGGCGTTCTGGTCTACGTCGAAGATGCCCGAAACGGACAGTGCTCCAAGGTCGCCACTGTCGATAGCCGCTTTCGCGATTCCGACAAGGTTGACTTGGACAACCACGTCACCGGCGTCAACGTCGGCTCCGGGGGTGTAGTCGATCTCTCGACCTTCCTGAATGTATATTGCTTGGCTCATTGTTCCTTCTCCTGTTTCGCTTTCTCTTTCTCGGTGTTGAGAGGGGCGGCTTTACCTAAAAGTCGCGCCCCCTGTTTCTATCTTTATGCGCCAGTCGAATACACGGCCGAGCGCCAGTCGCCAAACGAAGACCCGTAATCGTAGTAGCAACGCATCTGCACGCCGAGCGTATTGAAGTCTGCGTCGGCTGTCTCGACAAATGGCTCTTCACGGCCATTGAGGAAAGCGGCTTCCATAAGCGGCATCCCCATCGGGTTCGAAACCAGCAGCCAAGGTGCCGCGCTCAGATAGCGCGAGAACGCCGGGGCGAACCGGTTGACGTAGATGTTGGCATTCGCTTTCTTGCTCGTGCTTCCATCCGTGACCAACGTACTGGCGAAGATTTCCCGCGCCGGTGTGTAGGCGGTAGTCCCGCAAAGCAGCGTGGTAAGTTCGCCGCCGATTGGGTTGCCGTCCGCATCTGTCAACGCCAGGTACAACGCCTCAGCCGCTGTCATCGTTGCCGATGTCAGAGCGCCGGTCGTGGTATTCGCGTGGCCTCCCGTGAACGCCGCCGCAACAGCCGCCTCGAATACCGCCCAGAAGTCGGTATTGAAAGTACGGGCTGCCGCGAATCCAAGCCGCCTCGGAAGGTCGGTCAGAACGCCCAGGTCATCATTGATGATGTCCTTGCGCGTGATACCAAGCATCAGAGCCTTGGTGTCAGCCGTGACCGTTCGCGTATCGTCGGACAGTTCGCCGTGCTGGATCTCTCCGCCCGGCCCCATGGCCTGCAAGAGATTCGTCATAACCAAGCGGACGCCGGTGTTGGCCTTGAAGTCAACCACCGGGCGGATATTGGCAACCTTGCGCCACGTATCCTCGACCGTGCCGTAGCCCTCAAGAATGAACTTGTTGGCTGTGGCCGCGATCACATTTGCGATGTCTCGCGTCGAGAACGCCGCCTGCAGGAACTCGCGGGTTTCGTGCCGCGTGTATTCCAGCGCCTTCCCGCCCATGGCAAGCCCGGCCCTTATGAGGTCGGTCATGCTGTGAATGTGGAGGTCCGACGCCTTGGTGCAAACTTCAGCACCGAACGCCTTTTCGGGCGACGTGTGGCCAGCGCGAATGGAAACCGCAGCGGCGAGAATATCAGCATTGACTTCCTTGCCGCGGAATCCCTGGATTGCCGGGGTATCGGGACGCTTGTTGCGCTCCTTCTCGGCTTCCAGTTCTGCCTTGGCAACGACCAACTCGGCACGTTCAGGAGCCCAGCCGCCCTCGATTGCCTGCGTGGCGATCTCGGGGTGATCCTTGGCTACGATCTGCACCCTGCTGATTCTGCCCTGTTCTGCAACAGCGGCCGCGCGAATCTGCTCGGCGGTCGGTTGCTTGTCATCTTTGGCGGCCTCAATAGGCTTGCCGTCTTTGTCAACCTTCATGTTGACTCCTTCACTGTTTGGCGCAACCGGGGCGCCCTGCTCTGCGGCGATCTTGGCGGAGGTACTTCCATCCGCTCCCATCGACACAACTGAAACTTCGTTGAGTTTGCCAGCCTCGACCAGCGTGAACGGACCCTGCAATGTCTGCCCGTTGACCTCGATTTCCACGCCTGCCTCGATCTCGCTGCGTTTCTGCGGGTCCACGCCAACGGATGACTGGAATTTGTACCCATTACCGGCAAGGGTTTTGACGTCGCGTGATGTTTGGCTATCGGCCATGAATAGACCGGACATTGCTAGGGTCTTTCCGTCATTGGCGACGGAGTGCGCCTGGCCAAGTATGCTTCCCGCGGTGCGGTCATCGTGCGAAAACAGAATCGGAACCGTATCAGAAGCCTCCAGTCCGGCGAGGTCGATCACAACGGGGCCATAGTAGCCGACATTCATAATGCCGCCGTTGTACGCCTCAATCTCGATGGTGGGCAACTTGGGGTCTTCGCCTTCGACTGCCGCGGCTGCTACGATCTTGCATTGCCCGATTGCGATAATTTTGTGCTTCATTTCTTGGCTTCCTCTTCTGGGGGTTCAATGACTTCGATGGTTTGCGGTTGCGCCTCGGCACACGGGAACGGGGCGGGGTCAAGTCCTGCGTCACTGCGCGCTTTGTTCCATGCGGTCTCGGACTCGATGCGCTCCTTGATCCATTGCCCGGTCTCGCGTTTCCAGTCGGCGCCATGATTGGCCCAATACCGGGAGTAAGTAAGCGTTCCGTTATGCAGGCGAGAGTCGTCGGCCTTTGCTTCTTTTGCTGGATCGACGTGGCCCCTGCCAGCGAAGTGCCACTCATGGTCCTCAAGTTCGGCAATTTGCCCCGGTGTCAATCTGGACGTGATGCGATACTCGGAAAGCCATGCCGCATATACGCGGTCAAGTACGTCGTGCTTTATCTCGGCGCGTTCAACCTCTATGCCGCGGTCATAGGTCTGATGGTCGAGGCGTCCCGAAGCGTAGTTGTAATCTGAGGAATCACAAGCGGCGATGTTGCGCGGCATGGAGATACAGCGCGCCGCCTCGCTGATGATTTCGCGCTTGAACATCGCGTAAGTCGTGGCCGGCTGCTCTGCTTTGAGTTGCGCCAGCTTCCACCCTTCCGGCAGACTGACAAGGTTATTGCGCGCAATCTCGATCATGGTCAGCGGGTCAGCGAGTTCAGCGGCCACGTTTTCGGGCAGGAGGTCGGTCTGCATGACGCCGGAGATTTCAGCGGCGCGGGCTGCGGCCATAATTACCGCCTTGGTGAATATCCGCAACTCACCAAACAGGGACAGTGCCGGGGTGATCTCGGATATGCCGCGCACCTGTCCTGGGCGGATCTCGCGGAAGTAATGCAGGACGTATTCGGCGGGCGTCCAATCGCCGGCCAGCGACTTCATAAAGCGTCGGTAGTCGCCGGGGTGGGTGTTCAGTACGCGATACTTGACGGGGTTTCCTTCGGCGTCGAACCTAATACCGTCAATCTCAAGATCGTTCTGCATCCCGGTCCATGACTCAACCATGTCACATTCCATCAGCTTCACGTCCAGTTTGACGCGATGCTTGACCTTGCGATTCGTTACAAGCAAGCCGAACGCCTCGCCGTCAACCGTCTTAGCGCGGCGCATAGTGCGTGCCTTGGCCCACAAATTGACGGCGCGGGCCCATGCCTGAAACTCGCGTTCTGTTTTTTGCGCCAGGTCCGAGTCGCCAAGCTGCAACTGGACTTCCGGCCCGATGGTGTCCGCAGCCAATGTCTCAACGATTCCGTACGCATAGGAGTTGTTTGCGACTTCATACCGGGCGCGCTCCCTGATTGTCTTGCGAACGGTGGGGTTGTTGGCTTCCGCGGCGCTGAGGCTGTCAACGTACTTCCACAGGTTCTCGTTCTCGTCGGTACTGCGGGAAACGTCATAGCGCGCCTGTATCTGTTTCGCGCTGGCTGTGTCGATATCGAATATGGGACGCTTCGACTTGGCGCGAGGCGTCCGCTTGGCCGGGGTCTTTGCGGTTGCGGCTGTTTTCTTTGCTGCCATCAGTGCTCCGGTGGCTTCAATGGGTTCATCCGAAATCCGAATGCGTTCCCGGCTTCGCGTTTGAGTTGTTTGCGCAGGGTCAGCAATCCGTCGAGACTGGTCTGCGTGTAGCTCATGCCGTCAACCGAAAACGACTGGGCGCCACCTATCAGCGCCTCAATCGCCGTCTCGACCACTGCGAGCGTCAGTGCCATTGGTTATCCCTTGCGACCAGTGCCGTTACCGCGTCCGCCGCCCTTGCCGCCACCCGGCCCGCCTTTGGTGCATCCGCCCGTGTTCGCGTTACGCCGTCCGCCACCGGGGCGACCCCTGCCGCCGCCTGCGCCTGTTTTCGTTCCGTATGCCATCAGTCGCCGCCTTTCGGTTCTGGACCCACGAAAAACAAAAAGCCCCAGTTGCGCTGCCTGGCAACTAGGGCTCGTCTTTACGCTGTGACTCACGCCGGGGTAATTAATCCCACGCGGGTCTATTCGGTTATCACGCTTCTATGGTTTCACGGGTTGGCGGGTCTTGTCAAGTGGGGCGGGGTACAGATGCGTACCGTTCTTAAAAGCCGAAAACCCCGCCGGATTCGTGGTCCGGCGGGGTCTGGTTCTGGCAATCCTAGTGTTATTTACCCTAAGTCCGCCCCATCCATTTTGACCTTGTATCGCTTGCGATGATTGATTGCCTTTAGGATTCCGCAAGCGCATATATTCAGGTTTTTCGACTTACCCAACGTGATAGCCACGGCGTTGATCTCGTGCTGAACATACGCCAAACCGCCAAGTTTCATTATTCTATCCTCGTGAACCTCGACGTTAACTCCATGAGTCAGCAACATGTAAGTCCCTTTGAACACTTCGGCGCTCATCTCGCCCATGCCAATACGCGAAGCGAAAAGCAAGGCAGTCTTTGCCGCTTCTGCATTCAATCCCCAGAACTGCACCACGTACGCCGGAAACCCTATCTCGTTTCTGCCCTTCTCTTTCCCTACTCGGAAACCTTCCTCAACAATCCATTTGTTTATTGTGCATTCAGGCTCATCGCCGGACTCAACCGCAACCATGAACTTATGTACCGCTTTAACGCCACTCCTGCTGATGTTGCACAACTGAAAGACGCGAGCTTCGTTTGCCTTGCCGCTCGATTGAAATACCATGCAATCAACCGTACCGACGTCTCCGCGCAACGTCTCCGCCAATACTCGCTGCAACCCGTCTACAATCCAGAATGACCCATCGCTGCGCTGCCCTACGACAACAGCACCCGCCGCCGCATGGTCAAAGTGCTTGGCCCGCATAATTGTAGACATCCTGCTAGCTTCTCCGCGCTGGTAGCTGTCGACATTGAGATCGGCAATCTTGATACGTTTTGGCTTTGATCTTACTCCGAGTTTGTCCCATTCATACCTTTCGGCCTTCATCCTGCCATCATGCGCAATTCCGTTTGCTATTTCCGTCAGCTTCATTTTTGTTTCCCTCTCTTTCGATCTTCTCTCCACTTATACGACTTGCACGACGGACACGCTCTCGGCTTGTCCACCACGTTATTCCAATCGTTACGCCATCACAAAACCTGATCGCATCCGAGTCAAGCGACTTGTCGGGATTGAACGCAACTGATATTGCTTCACCTGCCGATATGTCTCGCGTGGCTGCACCGAGAATGTAATCGCGGCGGGGTTCGACTTTTTCGCACGTCCATCCTTTCGGAAAAGGTTCCTCGATGCTTCCGTTCAGTATGTCAGCTCTGATTCCCATCACGTTACCCTTTCATGTTTCTGCATCGCATCAGGAAAACGCACACACGTCGGCCAGTTTCTCTAGGCGAGACGGGTGACGCATCTTCCTTAGCGCTTTGGCTTCAACCATACGAATCCTCTCCCTGCATACCCCCTGCTCGCTCGCAATCTCGTCCAGTGTCTTGCTTTCCCAAAACCTCCCCTTCAGGACGTTCCGCTCTCTGTCTGTAAGTGTTCCGAGTACTTCGTCAAGCGTTCGGCTCATTTCTCCCCGCTCACATTCCTCCCTTGGCCCAAGTTGCCGAACCGATGCCCCGGACAACTGTGCGTGATCGACAAACGACGCAATTTCATTTGTCGGTATTTCGTGGTCTAGGTGTTCGGGAAATAGGTCAATAGGTTCCGACCCAAGCGCGGCGCAGATTGCCAGTGTGTGCTTTTTCCAAGCTCCGTTTTTAGCCCTTGGAGACACTCGAAAGTTAAGAAGCTCCCCGACGCCCTGCTGTGACACGCCGGACCGGCGCGAGAGTTCAGCGGCAGACTCAATTCCAAGATCCTGCATGGCTGATTTGAGTCTGCCGTGCTGAATCCGTAGCGTTGCGTAGTAGTCCTTCATTCTTTTCCCTTCATCTTGAATGTCGCATCATTCATCACGTCACCCTTTCATGTTTATGCATCACGGGCACGCAGGAAATCGTTACGCCATCGCGCCTTCGCCACCGCGCACAAGATACCACTCCCCGCTTTTCAAGATCCGCCCTGTTAAACATTGCGTGGCAATCTACGCAGCGCATCGTATTATTCCCGAAAGGATCGAGCGTGCCATACTTACACTTCGGGCAATCAGGCAAATGCCTCAAACTTGTTCCCGTTGTTGCTATTATGTGTCCGCCTCCCGCGTGTGGGTCACTTCCCCAATGTCTTGCACTCATCACGTTACCCTTTCATACGTCGAGAACTCTTTGCCGCAATTCCTGCACCGTCTGCGTCTGTGGTTCCGTTCGCCTATGCTGTGCCGTGTGCGCGTTACCCTAGTATCTGCACAGTTACACTTCGGGCACCTTACGCCGTGGTCGTCACCGTCGCCCTGGTAATCATCCGGCCAGACACGGCGGCGCATTGGGTCGTTTAGGCGTTGGCCGGTTAGGTCGTCTGGCATACGTTATCTCCTTAGATCCTTTTGTGTGTATTTCTTGCGCCCGGACGTGGGTTCAACATAGCCGCCCGTTCCGATGCCCAGCAATGCCGCGCCCATGTACGCCATTGCCATACAGTCTCCGTAATCATGGATACCCTTGTTCTTGTATATCCATTCGGTCTTTCCGCTCAATCCCTTTCCCTTGGCCGTCAGTGGTTCATTCGATGCCTGTGTCGCAAAGTCTGAATGCCTGCCGCGTGGAAGCGAACACGAACCGGGACCTCCCGGCGCGCCCGTCCATCCCTTGTGCGAAGCCTCCCGCCAGTAGTCTGAGCTCCAGATTATCCACTGACGCGCGCGGCTCTGCACCGTCCGGTGTAGTTGCTCGCCGATGATTACCTTGTGCTTGCCTGTCGGTCTGTATTGTTTCCACCCGCGCCCAAACGCACACACGGCCTCAAGTCCGCAAATCTTCGGGGCGTTCGCGGCAAAGTCAATCACTGTTCCCTCCGGTGATCCGCCTCCGTCAATCACCCATAGATTCGGGCGGCATGGCAGACCGGCAATCTCGGGACCGAGCCTTGCCAGTTCTTCATAGATCAGCTTGTACTGCATGGCATCTGTCATTCCTTTTTTTGTCGGAACAACCATCTTGTGCAGACCGTACCACAACACCGCCGACCGCTGGTTCTTGCCGAATGCCGTGACCGTGGACGTCAATGCGTATGATGGATTTATGTCCGTAGTCGCCACGACCGCGATGGCCCAATCGGGCACGATGCCCGGCGCCCGGTCTGGTTCAGCGCGTGACTGGATCAATTCGGGGGTGAGGACGTAGCACGAGTCCCCATGCGAGACCGGGTCTTGCTGCATTTCTGACCAGAACTTATCCCTCATCTCTATCAGCAAGTTCTCGCCAGTCTCGATCGCGCTTAGTTCCCCGTCCCTGATACGGTCCGGCCATGACACTACCGCCCCTTTGTCCATTTCCCTCCTGTTTTTGACATAGAACTCTGTCGCCAGCTTCTTCCCCATAGAGTCATCATCGGCTATTCTTCTGATAATTGCATACTCATCCCATAGCGTTTTCTGCGCCTTCGGCCATTTAACAAAGAGCGGGATGCGCTTGCCTTGAAACTCGGAATGTTTCTCCTTGTCCAGGAACCTGTCGGATACATCGTTTGTCTCGACAACCGTGCATGGCATGAAACAGGCGATTCTCTTGCGTGGCCCGGCAAGTGCCAGAACCGTTCCCGTGATCTTGTTTTCAATCTTGTTGCACGCAGTCGCCGACAGCGCATCGTCCTCGGTTTGAACATCATCGGGCAACACGAAGTCCGGTCTGATAATATGCCCACCGGCGTTTTTCGACATACCCTTCAGGGCCGCAGTAATGCCGCGGCATTCGACGCGGGCGCCGCTGAATGGATACGGGGTTCCTTGTTCATCGAGCACGGTCGGGAATGTTATGCCCCTAATCCGCCACGCTATCCCCGTCTTTTTCCCGTCGCTCCGCAGTTGATGCTGTGCGTTGATGGCCTTCCAGTCCAATGCCTTAAAAAACCCGACGCACTCCGGGTAATCCTCTGCAAGACGTTCGTTCGATCCATCCAGTTGGCCCTTAATATAATCCAGGTAGTCGTTGGCCAGCATGTCATTTGCGCCGATCGGAACAACATAGCTACGCTTACCCAGCAGTGGCGCATAGATGCACGAGCCCTTTCCTATTGCCGACTTGCCGGACCCGCGAGGCATGGCAAGTGCGAAGCTCCCGCCATGGTCGATGCACTGTTGCAACGTGGAACAGCATTCGAGATGGACAGAACCCCACGCAAAGCAGAACGCCTCGGGTAGATAATACTTCAGCCACGGGGCCAGCGTCGGTTCCAGTTCCGCCCTCCGTTTAAGTGACTCTTCCGATGGGTGAACGGTCGGCACCATCCGCGCCAGTTTGCGAGCCGCTTTGACCATGCGCGTTTGCTTGGCCGATCGCAATACGGCGGCGCGGTCTGCATCGGTAAGGTTCGGGTTAGGCAAACAGAGTTCCTTCCTTCGGTCTATCCGGCAAGGATAGCGACTCCATATTGGTTTCTTCCGGCGTCAAATACCCTGCCTCAAAATGCGGCTGAAGGTCGACCTTGACATAGAGCGCCCTCCCGGCAGCGCGAATCATATCGACTGCGGCCACTCCAAACGCCGCCCAATCAATCGAGTTTGCCCGTGCGTCGTAATTCCATCTGCCGACCTTGTACGCGTCGACATAAGGCAGACTGGCTTCAATGATTGCGAGTGATTCTAATGGTTCGATAACCGGCTCTATGCTTGCCCACGTCTTCACTCCGGCTTCGTGGAGTTGCCGCAATGCGTCAATCCGGTCTGCTGGTGTCGCTGCGCCTGGCTCCCATTCCGCCGCCTTGGATTCGCTGGTGAATGTCAGCGTTGCCCCGACCTTCACCCGACCATCCGGCCAAGCATGGAACGTGTCGAGATCGTCTAGGCAGCGCGTCCCTCCCTTGGTCAACACCGCGACAGAGCACCGGGCATCCGCCAACACACCAAGAGCCTCCCTTGTTTCCCGGTGCGTTTGTTCTGCAACGCAATACGGGTCAGCAATGAAGGATAGCAGGATTTGACGTGGCGCGGCATTGGCCTCTTTGTTGAGTGCGCGCAGGTCACGAACTCGCGGAATCAGCCCCCATTTTCCGCGCATGATCCCGGAGCAGTAGCAGTATTTGCATCCGTGGTCGCACCCGCCGCTGTAGATGTTCAGTGCAAGCGGGCTGTATTCCCGCGCTTTCCCTTTTGGTTCGTAGATCAAACTCATGATTCCGTTTTCCTTTTCGATGATTTATTCAGGTTTGAAATAACCCACTCGCTCAACTTTCCGCCCGCCGCCGCGTGCACCCATCGCGCTTTGTCGGCGCGGGGCACGCGGATATGCAGGTGGCTGTCGGCCGGACCGGAGTCCGACTTGACGGCGTTTGTGTTGTCGGTAGGGGCCGCCATTAGGACTAGCTCAACTCTCCGGTGGTGACGTTCATCCATGCCCTTTGGTCGCACTTTGTCTCATGGGAGTAGACCTCGCACCATGCCCAGCGGTCGCCATGTGATGCTTCGTGGGTGATGCGGGAGTTGATTGCGCGGTCTGTGCGTTTTCCGGTGTACGGCGTCGGATCGCTGGGGCCGGTGCCCTCACCTGCTATGACTTGCATGGCGTGCCCGGCGTCGATGAGCTTGCGGGCGGCGGGGTGGATTGTTGTTGCGGTCATGGTCTCTCTCCTCGGTCCGGGTTCCGCCCGGTCGGCTAGACCGTATTTCGATCTGGGATAAGTATCTCATTGGGTGGATTGTTTGTCAACACAATGTTTGGTCTTTCTGATCTTTTTTTGGCACTAATCTGACGCCAAGGTAGCGGGCGTTTCCGTCCGATGTTGCCTCGATTGCTTCCTCGATTATGACTCCGTAGCGTTCTGCATCAGCAAGGCAGTATCTTTCCGCGTACTCCCATAGTCGCCCCTGGATGGCATGTGGCACCGTGAAGCCAGATAAGCCCATTGCTCGCAACGCCTCCCCCGACAAGACAGAGACTTCGCCTGCCCCTTTTCCGATTGTGAGAAATACTGTAATTGGCACTGATACGCGTGGCAGTATTTGAGCCCAGTGCTTCCAGGGTTGCCCGTATGTGTCCACGTCAATACAGTCGTGATCCCATCCGCCTGCTTCCAAATATCGCGCGCTGTCAATCTTGAGCCTGCCCTTCTTTGGTTTCACGTCAAGGCCAAGATAGGAATCCGTCTTGTGGGTTTTGCGAAGTTCCCGCCATAGATACCCGGACCCCATGCAGCAATCCAGTACGCGAGCCAATCCGTCCGCGTGATATTTGCGTAGGAAGTAATGCCGCAAGCACAACTTCGCGGACGGATCGTGGTTGTCAGTTTTCGTCGGTGCGGTCATTTGCCGTAGTCTCCACTATTGATCCGGGTATCAATGCGGCCGCCTCTGCAATATCGGACACTTTGCCCCATGATCCTATTGGTACACCGATCAAAACCCATGCCATTTGCGGGGGTGTCTTGACGTCAAGCTCTGTAAGTTCAGTTTCGTGTTTCTTGATTGCTTCATCGAATGCGCCGAGTTCTTGTTGTATGAATCCGGCGTCAAGCAATTCGTCAATGCCGTAGTCATTTGCCAGGGCGTCCCAGTCGAACTCCCCGAACGTCTTGTTGTCGAGAGCGATAAACCGGCGCTTCTTCTCAACGGTCCAGCCGGTAACGATCTGCACCCACCCGTCCGGCAGTGGATCAATCTTGAGGTCCTGGCACGCTCGGTATCGCATGTTGCCGCCCAGCACGACCATGTTTTCGTCGGCAATGATCGGGCGGGCGGGCATGTATTCCGGGTTGTCTCGGATCGAATCGCATAGGGCGCGGAACCTGTCGTCACGGATGAAACGGGGATTCTTTGGGAGGCCGTGCTTGCCGTCGTTGAGGTGGATCGATGCGAGCGGGGTCGTTGCTGGCTTCATGTTCTAACCTTTGTTATCACTATCAAAGTATATTTCGTTGAT